GCCATGACGCGGCTGCGGCGGGACAAGCCATTTCTGTTCGGGGCGCAGAGCTCGAGCAGCGTGGCGGGCGTGCCGGCGGCAGCGGCGGCGAGGCAGAAGCGTGCCACGGAGATGACGCTGGAGGAATGGCGGCTGGCGCGGGCGGAGTTGCTGCGGCGGCAATAGGGAGGGAAGGCCTTGGGCGTCGTGCGACGCACGCTGCGAGATGCTGCGGCGGACGCTGTTAGATGGTGCGGCGCACGCTGCTAGGTGGTGCGACGCACGCGCCTCGGTCGTGCGGAGCGCGCTGCTAGATGGTGCGGAGCGCGCGCCTCGGTCGTGCGGAGCGCGCTCTGCACGTGAGGCCCCTGGACCCCGCTGAGGCGGGCCGCATCAGATCTGGTTTGTTTATTCATCCTGAAAATGGCGTTTGGGGCCGGCGTGCGTTCGCACGCCTTCGGTGTGACGGCCTGAATGGAGGCGAGGGGTAGAACCCCCGTGTCCTGGCGTGTTGTGCGGACATGACGACCATGACCAACGGCTGCGGCGCGGGCCCTGCCGATCTTTTTCTTTGCGGGGGCTTGCATGGGTATCCAGAATTTTCCGCTTGCGCTGCAGCCGATCATTCAGCAGGGCTTTCTGGAACGTGAGTTCCAGCAGGCGCTGCGCTCCCGCCTGGGGTTCCGCGCCTGCGCGGACCGGGAGGAGATCGCAGTCGGCATCGGCGAGACACTGACCAAGACGCGGGCCGGGCTGCGCCCGGCGGTGACGACGCCGCTGGCGCCGGCGACAAACACGAATCTGGATAACGGTCTGACCCCCGGCAGCTGGGGCGTGGAGCAATACACGCTCAGCATCAACCATTACGCCTCCACCATGGATCTGAACATGGTGACGAGCCGTGTGGGGATTGCCAGCCAGTTTTTGCAGAATGCGTATGTGAATGGCGAGCAGGCGGCGCGCAGCCTGGATGATCTGGCGCGCAATGCGCTGTTCGCGCCGTATTTCGGGGGCAATACGCGGGTGCGGGTGACGCTGGCATCGGCGGGGCCTGCGGTGAGCGTGGACGATATACGCGGCTTCCAGACCGCGTTCGTGAACGGCGTGCAGCAGACGGTGTCCGCCAGCAATCCGCTGACGGTGACCGTGGGTGCGGATAGTTATACGCTGGTCGGGGCCGCCGCGGATGCGACCAACCTGTCCACGGCGCCGGGCGGCATTTCGGGCGTGCTGACCTTTTCGGGCAATGTGACGGTGAGCGACGGTACGGCCGGGAATACGGCGCAGGCGGCGACCGCGTCGTTGATCCTGCGGCCCAACGGGCGAACCAATACCGGGCAGCTCGTGAGCACCGACACGCTGACCATGAGCAACGTGCTGGATGCGGTGGCCAATCTGCGGCTGAACGCCGTGCCGGACATCGACGGATCCTATAACTGCTATCTGGATCCGATCAGCGCGCGGCAATTATTTGCCGACCAGGATTTCCAGCGCCTGTTCATCGGCGTGACCTCGGCCAATGAGGTGTTCAAGCCAGGCCAGGGGGTGGTGAACGAATTCCTCGGTCTGCGCTTCGTGCTGACGACGGAAGCCTATGTGCAGGCGGCGCCGGGTGTGACGGGCGCCATGATCAGGCGGCCGATCCTGGTGGGCAAAGGCGCGCTGATCGAGGGCGATTTCGCTGGCATGGCGGCCGAGGACGTGGCCCCGGCGGACTCCATCGTTTCCATGGTGGATAATGTCTGCATGGTGACGCGCGAGCCGATCGACCGGCTGCAGCAGATCATTGCGCAATCCTGGTATTGGATGGGCGGGTTCTGCGCGCCCTCGGACACCACGACGACGAATCTGACGGTGCCGACGGCGACCAATGCCAGCTTCAAACGGGCGGTGATGATCGAACATATCGGCTGACGGCGGCGCCCACTCCGGCTTTCCGATCAAAGGGGTGCGCCATGTTCACCGATCAGCAGAAGACTGCCATCCGCCGGTTCTGCGGCTATCCGGCCTATGGTGCGGCGCCGGACGGCAATATGGGCTGGCGCTTCTTCACCGCCTATGGTGCGCTGGAATACCGCATGAACAACCTCTCGGCCAATGAAATGGCCGTCGTGGTGACGTATCTGGCGACGCTGGCGCAGCTGGAGCTCGCCGTGGTGGGCGCCAGCGAGAATCTGGACAGCGAGGCCGCGGCATCGTGGACGCATAACAGCAACGAGGTCGCCGACCGGGTGCGGCTGTTCGATGGCTGGCGGCGGCGGCTCTGCGCGTTCATGGGCGTGCCGCCCGGCGAAGGACTTGGGCAAGGCGGCCTGAGCCTGGTGGTGTGATGGACGGGCCCAGGCTGCAGAACCTGATCAGCAAGGGGCTGGGCGTGGCGGCGCGAAGGCTGGGGACACCCTTCGTGGTGTACCGGCCGCGCGGGGCCTGCGCGCCGCTGGCGCCGGCGAACCGTGTGATCAAGCTCGAGGCCGCGTTCAACGCGCTGGATGAGCGGTTCCGGCGGGTGAGCGGGTTCGGCGAACCGGTCTGGTGGGGGGTTTTCGATTCCCTCTATACGCAGGCGGGGGATTATCTGTCCGGCGGCGCGGCCGATAGGGCCGCCGCGGTATATTTCGTGGCGGCCCAGCGGCCTTTGCTGCCGGCGCAATGCGTGAAGACGAACCGCGTGGTGACGATATCGCGCCCCCCTGCCCCGTCGTTCGGCGGCTATGGCGGCATGGTGGCGGAAAGCGCCGCGACCGTGCTGGAAGGCTGGCCGGCCAGCCTGCTCGCGCAGAGCGCGCGCGTCTCCGGCAGCTTGCCGGAATCCCGTTTCGGCAGCTGGACGCTTCTGCTGCCGGCACTGCCCTGCGCGGTGCTGGCGGGAGATGTGGTGGCGGACGATACCGGGCGCTTTTTTCTGGTGGCCTCGGCCGAGCAGAGCGATCTCGGCTGGCGCATGATCCTGCGGCAGGTCGCCGGCTGATTGGCGGATTTCCGACGCTGCGGCGTCCTGCGGCGGGAGCCGATATTGGCCGATCTTTGCGACGTGGAAAACGCGCTGGTGGCGGCGGTGGCGTGTGCCGGCGGTGGCGGGCCGGTGGTGCGACTGGGTGGCCAGCCGGCGCGGGTTTATCGCGGAACGCCGCCGGTGACCGGGCTGACGCTGGATCGCGCCGCGGGCCTGGTGGATGTGTGCGTGTTTCCGGTGCCGGGCGCGACGCGGGACACGACGCGGTGGGGCGTGCAGACCGCGACGCTGGCGATTGCCAATGGGCTGGGTGCGGCGGTGAGCGGGCAGAGCGCGACGTTCGCCGGCACGGCGCTGGGCGGCGAACTGGCCGGCGTACTGGCGGATGGGCAGCCCTTTGTGTACGCGGCGCAGGCCGGTGACAGCGGGGCGCTGGTGGCGGCGGCATTGGCGGATGCGATACGGGCCGTGCGGATCTGCTGGTTGCAGCAGGCCACTCTGACAATCCCCGGCGCGGTGACGCTGGTGGCGCGCACCGCGGGTACGGCCAGCGTGGTGCAGGAATGGGCCCGGCAGGAACAGGAGATCCGGATTTCGGTCTGGGCGCCCACCCCCGCGGCGCGCGACGCGGTCTGCGGCGCGATTTCGGCGGCGCTGGCGCAGATCGCGTTCCTGACGCTCGCGGACGGGACGGCGGGCCGGCTGCGCTATGCCAGGACGGCGAGTTTCGACGACGACCAGGTGGCGTCGGTGTACCGGCGCGAATTGGTGTTCGTGGTCGAGTACGGCACGACGGTGACGGTGCAGCGCCCGACCATGCTGTTCGGCGATCTGGATTATGACGGAACCACGATCTTTGCCTGAGGGGAGTTTGCGCATGAGCGGCGCGTTGGTGGTGGTGCGCCCGTTCGGGCGTTACAAGCAGGGCGACCTGATCATCGATACGAAGACGATGCGCGAGACGCTGGCCGGCGAGAATGCGCGCAGCGTGGTCGCCACGCATCTGCCGTCTCAGCCGCCGGCGCAGGAGGGCTGAGCCATGACGATTTATCAGCAGGGATCGATCAATACCGCGGCGCTGGTGGTGCCGGATCTGTACGTGCAGATCGTGCCGCCGCAGAATCTGGTGCTGAACGGCGTGCCGACCAATCTGGTGGGGATCGTCGGCACGGCGAGCTGGGGGCCGGTGAACCAGCCGGTGATCGCGGGTTCCATGGCGGATTACGCGGCGGCGTTCGGGCCGGTGATCGTGCGCAAATACGATATGGGCACGCAGGTGGCGACGGCGGTGCAGCAGGGCGCCACCGGGTTCCGCTGCGTGCGCGTGACGGATGGCACCGATACCGCCGCCAGTTATGCATTCGGGGTGGCGAACGGCGCCTATGCCGCGATGCTGACGGCGCGGTACAGCGGCGCACTCGGCAATACGGTGAGCGTGGCGCTGACTACGGGATCGCAGGCCGGAACGTGGAAACTGACGCTCGCCATGCCTGGGCTGCTGCCGGAGGTGTACGACAACATCCCCGGGGCGTCGCCGGCGACGTTCTGGCCGGCGCTGGTCAATGCGGTGAATGACGGGACGGGGCCGCTGCGCGGTGCGTCTCAGCTCGTCGTGGCGACGGCAGGCACGGCACTGAGCACCGCGCCGGCGGCGGTGACGGGACGGACATTGCTGGGCGGGACGGATGGCGCGGCGGCGGTGAGCGCCACGGTGCTGGTGGGCCAGGACGTCGTGCCGCGCACGGGGATGTATGCGCTGCGGGGCCAGGGCTGCAGCATCGGCGTGCTGGCGGATAGCGACGATCCCACGCAATGGGTGACGCAGGCCGCGTTCGGCGCCTCCGAAGGCGTTTACATGATCCTGACGGGACCATCTGGCGACACGATCACCGACGCTGTGATGGTGATGCAGCAGGCGGGGCTCGATGCGACCAGCGCCAAGCTGATGTTCGGCGATTGGGTCTATTGGAGCGACCAGAGCAACGGCGTGATCCGGCTGGTCTCACCCCAGGGTTTCGTGGCCGGGCGGTTGGGGAATCTCTCGCCCGCGCAATCGAGCCTGAACAAGCCGCTGTACAGCGTGATCGGCACGCAGCGCTCCGGGCTGCCGGGCAGCGGGCAGGTCTCGACCTATAGCGAGACGGAGCTGCAGACGCTGTTTGCGGCAGGCATCGACGTGATCGCCAATCCGCAGCCTGGGGGCGCCTATTGGGGCGTGAGGTGCGGACATAACACGTCGGGCAACGCCGCGACCAATGGCGACAATTACAGCCGGATGACGAATTTCATCGCGGCGACGCTGGCGGCGGGCATGGGACCGTTCGTGGGCCAGGTGATCAACACCCAGCTGTTCCAGCAAATCCGCTCGACGCAGCTGAGCTTTCTGCAGACGCTGCTGAGCCAGGGCATTCTGGGCATGACCGGCAACGGAAAGTTGCCGTTCTCGGTGATTTGCGACGCGAGCAATAATCCGCCGGCGCGGACGAGCCTGGGTTACGTGCAGAGCGATGCGCAGGTGCAGTATCAGGGCATCAACGAGAAGTTCATCGTCAATGTCGAGGGTGGGCAGACCGTGCTGGTGCAGCAGCAGATCCTGCCGAGCTGAATGTGGGCGGGTGATTTAGAAAGGCCGGGAGCGTCACGCGAGGCGCGTGCTTCGCACCCACGCCAGGCGCGTGCTTCGCACCCACGCCAGGCGCGTGCTTCGCACGACCGCGAGGCGCGTGCTTCGCACCCACGCTAGGCGCGTGCTTCGCACGACGCCCTGGCCTTCAGTCAATCGCGCCGGGTGATTCCAGGAAAGGCCATGCCATGCCGATCAATTCGTTCTCCATAGGCAGGGACTGCCAGCTCGTCGTGCTCGGACCACAGGGACGCGTCGATCTGTCCTATGTGACAGGGTTCGAGAGCCGGCAATTGACGCAGTCGGTGCGGCTGGACCGGCTGGATGGCGTGCCGATGGGTGCGGAACTGCCGAAAGGCTGGGAGGGCAGCTTCGAGGTGGAGCGCGGGACCAGCGCGGTCGATGATTTCATGGCGGCGGCGGAACAGGCGTTTTTCACGCAGGGCTATCTGCCGGCCGGCACGGTGTATCAGTACGTGCAGGAGGTGGATGGCTCGACCTCCACCTACCAATATAGCGGCGTGGTGTTCCGGGTGAGCAATTCGGGCACGTGGCGGGGCGATTCCAGCGTGAAGCAGAAGCTGGAATTCTTCGCGACGCAGCGGCAGCGCATCTGATGGCAGGGCCTGCCGAGCGGCTGGTGGCGGAGGCGGGGCGGCGTGTCGCGGCGACGGATGCGGGCGGCCGCGTGCTGACGCTGCGGCGGCTGGATGCGCTGGACCGGTTGCGGCTGTTTAAGGCGCTGGGCGCCACGCTCTCCATGAACGCGCCATATCTGGGCATGGCGCTGCTCGCCTCGGCGGTGACGGAGATCGACGGCGTGCCGGTGCCCGCGCCGGTGACGGAGGAGCAGGTGGAGGCGCTGGTGCGGCGGCTCGGCGATGCGGGCATCGCGGCGGTGGCCGATGCGCTGGACGGCGCGGGCCCGGAGGCAGCCGACCCGGGAAACTGAGCGGGCACCCCGATCTGGTGGATAGTTTGTACCTGGTTCGGAACGGGGTGCCGTTCGACGTGGCGTTCAGCCTGGCGCCGTCCGAGCGGCTGGCCTGGGTGGTGGCGCTGGGACAGCTGGACGGGTTCGCGTTCGACTGGGCGTCGATGAGCTGGCGCACGCCTTGAGGTGGGCGCGACGCGGCGCCCTGGGGAAGCGGAGTGAGTGGCATGCGCGACGCGGCAGACGGGGCGGCAGACGGGGCGGCAGACGGGGCGGCGGCGCTGGCGCGCCGGCTGGGGGTTTTCCGGCTGGTGGATGCCGGGCGGTCGGCCTGGCTGGGCGCACGGGTGGATGATGCCGGGCTGGCGCGGCTGATGGCAGCCGCGGAGCGGGCGGTGACCGCGGCGCCGCAGCGCCAGGAGGCCGGGCCGGCTTCGGCGCGCCACCGGGACGCGCCGGTGGAGGCGCCGCGACGTGGGATGGCTTACGGCGCGGAGGCCGGGAAGAGCGCGGCGGTGGCAGGGGCAGGGCCTGGCGGAACGCGGGCGGTGCCCGCGCCCGGGCCCGAGGTCGCGCCACGGCAGGAGCAGAAGACGGCTGGGGTGGCGCAGGCCGCGCCGGCGGGGCGCGTGAAGCTGCGGCTCCATGACGATCGCGCTGGCGGGTTTACGGCGCAGGCTGGGACCGCGCCGGCGGCTGCGCCGCGCGATGCGGCGCCGGGCGGCAGAACCGCCCGAGACGGCGTGCCGAAGGCCGGGACCCGGATAGGCGCGGCGCCGGGACGTGGGATGGCTTACGGCGCGGACGCCGGGAAGAGCGCAGCCCCTGGCGCCGCGACGGTGGCCCCGGTGCCGGCTGGCCGGGCCCTGCCGGGATGGCCGGGCGCGGCGGGCGTGGCAGCCGGTTTGGGGCAGGTGGCGCCGTATGTGACGGCAGCTGGGCTGTCGACACCGGGGGCAGTGGCGCCTGCGGCAGCGGGGCCGGGGCGGCCTGGCGGCGGAGCGGGAAGCAGGCTCGGTTTGCCATGGGCGCCGGCTGCCTCGGAGGCGGGCGCCCAAGGCGGGCGGGCAGCGCCGGCGCGGGATGGCGCGGGCGGGGTGACCGACGCGCGGATCGTGGAGCGGGCGGAGGCTGTGGCCGCGCCGGGTAGCCCCGCGCCACCTGCGGCCGCGGCCGCGGCGGCCGGGCCGATGGAGGGCGACGTGTACCTGGATGGGACGTTGCTGGGGCGCTGGATGGCACGAACGCTGGCGGCGGAAGCGGGGCGGCCGGCAAGCGGGAACGCCGCTTTCGACCCAAGGCGCGGGGTGTTTCCGGCCGGCGCCATGATCGGAGGCTGACCGATGGGCGTGTGGCTGGGCGGCGTGTTCCTGGATGGTTTCGAGGTGTCGGCGCGCATTCGTTTCGGCGGCGCGCAGGCGCTGGCCGTGCACCGCCTGCCGGGCGGCGCGCGGGTGATCGACGCCATGGGGCCGGATGACGATGTGATCGCGTGGCACGGCATCCTTTCCGGCAGCGATGCCGCGGACAGGGCGCGGACGCTCGATGCGTTGCGCGTGGCCGGGCGCGCGGTGGCGCTTTCCTGGGATGTGTTCGCGGCGAGCGTCGTGGTCTGCGAGCTGAAGCTGGAATTCTGCAACAGCTGGTGGATTCCGTATCAGATCGCCTGCACGGTGCTGGTCGGAACGCAGGTGCCCGGGCTGGCGGCCCCGGTGGTGAATGCGCTGGCCGATGTGGTGGCCGATCTCGGGCTGGCGGGCGCGGCCCCGGGGATCGCGGCGGCGCTCACGGCGGTGAACGCGGCAGGCGCCACGGCGGGCGGCAGCCAGGCATTTGCGGCGGCGCAGAGCGCGCTGCTGGGCGCGGGCAGCGCGATCGCGGCCGCGGTGGCGGAGGCGGATGCGGGCATGGGGGCGGCCGAGCTGCCGGACCTGGTCTCGGCCTCCGGCTCGCTCGCGGCGCTGACCGCCGCTGCAGGATATGCCGGGCGGGCGGCGGCGAATTTCGACAATGCGGGGTTCTGATGCAGACGCTCACCGTATGCGGCGGGACGCTGTTCGATATTGCGTGCCGTCATCTGGGCGACGCGTCGCAATGGCAGAGCATCGCGACGCTCAACGAGCTGAATGATCCGTGGCTGAGCGGGCTGGTGACGCTGGTGCTGCCACCGGCGCAGGGAAGCGCCAATGTTGGGCCGTGAGACGCGCCAGCCTCTGCCGGTGGTGCTGATCAATGGCGTGGCGGCCAGTGGCGTGACGGCCGTGGAGGTGCAGGCCAACAGCTTTCTGGGCGCGGACCGGTTCAGCGTGACGGCCGCGCTGGATGGCTCCGGCGCCGCCGCGTGGTCGGCCGTGCCGCTGTTGACCGAGGTGCAGGTGACCATGGGCGGGGCAAGCGCCAGCCTGGTGACCGGCAATGCGGACAGCGTGTCGATCGATCCGATACGCGGCGAGGTGCGGGTGGCGGGGCGCGATCTGGCCGCGCTGTTCGTGGCGGCGCAGATCGAGGAGAGTTTCGAGAACCAGACGGCAAGCGAGATCGCGACCTTGCTGGCGGGACGGCAGGGTTTGGCAGCGGCGGTGACGCCGACGCAGGACCTGGTGGGGCGGTATTATCAGACCGGGCGCACGCGCACGGCGCTGACGCAGCATGCGCGGGCGACCACGCAATGGGATTTGCTGTGCTGGCTGGCGCAGCTGGAGAATTACGATGTGTGGGTGAGCGGGCAGACGCTGAATTTTCAGCCCCCTGCCCCGCCCGTGCCGGCGCTGACGATCACGCCAGGCGATTGCGTGCGCCTGCACATGCACCATGCGCTGGATATCGCGGCCGGCGTGACGGTGGCGGTGAAGAGCTGGGATTGCGTGGCGCAGAGCGCGGTGACGCAGACCGCATCGAGCGGCAGCGGCGGCGTGACGCGGACGGTGGTGCGGCCGAATCTTTCCGCGGGCGATGCGCAGGCGCTGGCGGCGCAGCTGGTGGGGCAGATTTCCGGGCATGAGCGGCGGCTCGATATCGACATGCCGGGCGATCTTTTCATGTTTCCGCGCATGACGATCGCGCTGGCCGGCACGGGCACGGATTTCGACGGCATCTATAGCGTCTGCGCGGTGGAGCGGCGGCTTTCGGTGCGGCACGGCTTCGTGCAGAGCGTGGATGCGAGGAGCGTGCCGTGGACAGTTTCCTGAACCTGGTGCGCGGCCAGGCGTCGCAGCTGGACCAGGGCTGGGCGCATCCGCGCATCGCGGTCGTGACGTCGGTCGATCCGGCGACCTTCACCGCGCGGGTGACGGTGCAGCCGGAAGCGGTGCTGTCGGGCTGGCTGCCGGTGGCGAGCCCATGGGTGGGCAATGGCTGGGGATTGGCCTGCGCGCCCATGCCGGGCGATCAGGTCGTGGTGATCTGGCAGGACGGCGATGCCGAGCAGGGTGTGATCGTGGGACGGTTGTGGTCGAACGCCGCCCCGCCGCCCAACGCGCCTGCCGGTGAGCTATGGCTGCAGCACAGCACGGGCAGTTTCCTGAAACTGCGTCATGACGGGTCGATCGAAAGCAACGCCGCGAGCTGGACGCATACGGGTGACCTGCATGTGAGCGGCAACGTGTTCGACCAGCACGGATCGATGGCGCAACTGCGCGGGCATTACAACGAGCACGTGCATCCGCCGGGCACTACCCCGCCTTCCCCTACGGATTGAAGGAGTGTCGCATGCCGGATGCGAGCCTGGTTTGGAGCGGCGATCTGTCAGTGACGCCGGCGGGCGATCTGAGCCTGGCGGACGGGCCGGTGCTGGGGCAGCAGCGGGTGCTGCGGCGGCTGCTGACCAATCTGGAGGATTACACCTGGCAGCCGGACTATGGCGGCGGATTGGGGCAGTTCGTGGGCCAGGTGGCGCAGCCGCGCGCCATCGAGGGCGCGATACGCGGACAGCTTTATGCCGAGGCCGCGGTGGCGCACCAGCCGGAACCCCAGGTGACGACGAGCGCCCAGCCCGATGGCAGCGTGTTCGTGGCGATCGCCTATAGCGATGCGGCGTCGGCCGAGACGCAGACGCTGACATTCTCCGTGAGTGTCTGACATGCAGCTTCCCGTTCTGACGTTTTCCGGGCTGGTGGAGCAGATGGCGGCGGGCGTGCAGGGCACTGCCACGCAGCTGATCGACCTGACCGTCGGCAGCGTGTTGCGGGCGCTGCTGGAATCCTGCGCTTCCGTTGCGCTGTGGCTGCAATGGTTGATCCTGCAGGTGCTGGCGAGCACGCGGGCGGCGACCAGCACGGGGCCCGACCTCGATAGCTGGATGGCGGATTTTTCGTTCGTGCGGTTGCCGGGGGCGGCGGCGGCGGGCGCGGTGACGTTTGCGCGCAGCACGGTGGGATTGAGCTGCGTGGTGCCGGTGGGTTGCACGGTGCTGACGAGCGACGGCTCGCTGAGCTTCGCCGTGATCGAGGACGATACCAATCCGGCCTGGAACGGGGCCGGCGGGTACATGCTGGCGGCGCAGCAGGCGAGCGTTGCGGTGCCGGTGCAGTGCACGACCGTGGGACCGGCGGGGAACGTGCAGGCCGGCACGGTCGGGTTGCTGGCCTCACCCATTCCCGGCGTGGATACGGTGAGCAATGCGGCGCCTTTCACCGGCGGGGTGAGCGCGGAGCCGGATGCGGCCTTCCGCGCGCGGTTCCAGCTTTATATCAACAGCCGGTCGCTGGCGACGGTGACGGCGATCCTGGATGCCGTCGAGGCGGTGCAGCAGGGTCTGCGCACGACGGTGATCGAGAATGTCGATGCCGCGTTGAATGCGACGCCGGGCGGTTTTCTGGTCGTGGCGGATAATGGCACGGGATCGCCGGGGACCGCGCTGCTTTCGGCGGTGCAGGGTGCGGTGGATGCCGTGCGGCCGATCGGCGCGGTTTTCGCGGTGCAGGGGCCGGCGGTGGTGCAGGCTTCGGTAACGGTCGTGCTGGAGACGTCCAATCCATTGACGCACGCGGCGGTGGCGGCGAGCGCGCAACAGGCCATATTGGCGTGGATCCAGGGTTTGCCGATTGCGGGCACGCTGGCGATTTCCAGGATCGATGCCTTGGCGCACGCGGCCGATGCAAGCGTGGTGAGCGTGACGAGCACGCTGATCAACGGGGCGGCGCAGGATCTGACGGCGCCGGTGAATGGCGTGATCGTGCCGGCCAGCGTCGTGGTATCCTGACATGATCGGCGATGCGGGAGATATGGCGCGGCGGCTTCTGGCCATGCTGCCGGCGGGATGGTTCGGCGACACGGCGCCAGTGCTGGCCAGCCTGTTGCAGGGACTGGGCACGTCCTTCGCGGGGTTCTGGACGCTGCTGCAATCGGTGACCGCACAGAGCCGGATCAGGACGGCGACGGGCACGTTCCTGGACCTGATCAGCGCGGATTTCTTCGGCGCCGGGCTCGTGCGGTTTGCCGACGAGCAGGACGATGCGTTCCGCGCGCGGATCATGGACGGACTGTTGCGGCCGCGCGCGACCCGCGCGGCGTTGACGCTTGCGCTGCAGGAATTGACCGGGCGGCCGCCGGTGATTTTCGAGCCGGGACGGACGAGCGACACGGGCGGCTATACGATCGGCGGGGTGGGGTATGGCGCAGGGGGCGGCTGGGGCTGCCTGGGCTTGCCGTATCAGGTTTTCGTCACCGCGTTCCGGCCGAGCGGCGGCGGCATTGCGGAATTTGCAGGCTATGGGACGGGCGGCGTGCCGGTTTATGGTAGCCTTACGATGGAGAACGATCCGGTTTCGGATGCGGTGATCCAGACGGCGATTCCAGGATTATTGCCGGCGGCGACGACGGCCTGGATGCGCATTTCGAATTGAAGAAGGCCCGCGGCCTGCTGCGAAGCACGGGCCTGGCGGGCACAGCTCATGGAGGTCTGGAGGCCCTGCCCCCAGCGAGGCCCAGGGGCCGTGCATCCGGCTTTCCTTCCCTCCCGGCCTTCCTTCCCTCCCATCCTTCCTTCCCTCCCATCCTTCCTTCCCTCCCATCCTTCCTTCCCTCCCATCCGGCAAATCTGAAAGGCTCTGACGTGGACAGGCAGATTGTCTATCCCGGCGGCATACCGCTGGACACGGATGTGCTGAACATCGAGCGCAACGTCATGGTGGCGCTCGGCTATCTGGCGCAGGCCGTGCTCGGCACCTCGACGGTCGCGGACGGGCTGGCCTGCACGCCGACGGCGCCCGCCTCCATGACCGTGACCGTGGGGCCGGGCAGCATTACGCAATATGGCGTGGTGGACACGCTGCCTTTCGGATCGCTGGCGGCCGAGCCCTCCGAGCCGTTGCTGCGCATCGGCATCAACCTCGCCAGCACGGGTTTCACGCTGACCGCGCCGACCACGCCGGGGGAAGCGATCAATTACCTGATCGAGGCGACGCTGCTGGAAGTCGATGCAAGCCCGGTCGTGCTGCCGTATTACAATGCGGCCAACCCGGCGCAGCCTTATAGCGGACCGGGGAATAACGGCGCCTCGCAGAACACGCAGCGGCTGCAGCAGGTGCAACTGCAGTTGAAGGCCGGCGCGCCGGGCGGGGCGGGGACGCAGCAGACGCCCTCGGTGGATGCGGGCTGGTCGGGGCTTTACGTCGTGACGGTGTCGGCCGGGCAGACGGCGGTGACCTCGGCCAATATCGTGACGCTGGCGCAGGCGCCCTTCATCGCCACGAAACTGCCGCAGCAAACGCCGGGTACGCATAACCTCGCCACCTTCACGCCGGTGTCGCAGGGCGCGTTCACGGTGCCCGCGGGCATTACGAGCGTGAAATTGCGAATCTGGGGGGGCGGCGGCGCGGGCGGCGCGGGATCGGGCGGCGGCGGCGGCGGCGGCGCGGGCGGCGGCTATTCCGAGGGCTTTTATCCCGTGACTCCGGGCCAGAGCTATGCCGTGACCGTGGGTGGCGGCGGCGTGGGCGCGGGCACGGCGGGCGGTGCTTCCAGTTTCGGCAGCCTGGCCTCGGCTTCCGGCGGTGCTGCCGGGGCGAATGGCGGCGCGGGCGTCGGCGGCGCGGGCGGCGCCGGAGGCACCGGGGCGGGCACCGGGCTGCTGGTGACCGGGCAGACCGGCGGCACGGCCTTCCAGGCCGGCAGCAGCTGGATCGGCGGCGGCGGCGGCGGTGCGTATGGCGGCTCTGGCGCGGAGGCCGCGGTTTCCGCGGGCGCGGCCAATGGCCATGCCGCGACCCTGCCGGGAACCGGCGGATCAGGCGGCGTAGGCAGCGGGCTCGGCGGACAGGGCGGACCCGGTCTCGTGCTCGTGGAGTGGTGAGCGGGACCATGCCGCGCTGACGATTTTCCCGCCTGAATCCGGGGGACATGACGATGGCAACACCGGCATCCTATTCCTGGATACCGTCCACGGCACGCCTGGTCGTGCTGGATGGTTTCGGGATCGCGCCGCGCGGCACGCCGCCCTGCGCGCCGCCCTTGTGCTGGCCGGCCAAGGACCCGAGCGACACGCTGGACTTCATCCTGGATATTTCCGAAGCGGTCGCGGGCAATGACGGCGATGCGATCGCCACGCTCGACGTGGTGATCAGCCCGGCCAATCCCGGCGACCTGACACTGCAATCATCGAGCGCGGATGGGACGCAGGCGATCCTGTGGCTGACGGCAGGATTTGCGGGAACCACCTACGCCGTGACGGTGACGGCGGGCACGAATGCCGGCCGCGTGATCGGGCGCACCATCAATTTGCCGGTGGTGGCGCTGGCGACGCCGCCGGTGCCGCCCGGCACGCTGACCGACCAGACCGGTGCGCCCATCACCGACCAGACCGACGCCCCGATCATTACCACGACCTGACCGGCGGGAGGGTTCATGCCCACCATTGATGACCTGCCCGCCGCCGTGTCGGTGAGCGACACCGACGAGCTGATGGTTTCGCAATCCGATATCGCGCGCAAGGCGACGCGCGCGCAGCTTCTGGCGGGCGTGCAGCCGGCCCTGGCGGTGCCTTCCGGCAGCCTGCTGGGCCGGCTGAGCGCCGGGCTGGGCGCGCCGGAGACGATCCTGCTCGGGGAAAACCTGACGGCGGCGAATGGTGTGCTGAGCGCGCCGGCGCCGTTCGTGATCGATGCGCTGCCGGCGGGAGCCGCGCCGGGTGCGGCGGACCAGGTGGCGCTCGGCCAGGGCGGGCAGAACGCCGCCGTTTCCTACGCGGCGTTCATGGGCGCGCTGAGTGCGCTGGGCGGGATCGACGGATCGAACCTGACCGTGGCGGTGACCGGCGGCGTGCAGGCGCGGCGCATGGCGGATTGCCTGGCCGATGCGCTGAGCGTCGAGGATTTCGGCGCGGTGGGCGACGGCGTGACGGATGACACGGCGGCCTTCGCGGCGGCGGCGGCGGCGGCGACCGGCCGGCCACTGCGGCTGGATGGGCGCGTTTATATCGTGAACGGCCCGCTGACGCTGAGCGGGGCGGCGATGGTGGGCGTGGCGGGCGCGACCATCCTGCGGCGGACGAAGCTGGCGGCGGCGGCGGCCTGGATCGTGGTGGACGGACCATGTTTCCGGGCCGAGGGCGTGGTGTTCGATGCGGGCGGGCTGGCGGGCGTGGATATGCCGGCGGTCGCGGTGCAGCCGCCCTGCCTGCATGCCGTGTTCACGGCGTGCGGCTTTCTGAATGCGACCGGTCCGACCTCGGGCAGCGGGCTGAGCGTCGATGGCGCCGCGGGTGCGGTGTGCCAGGTGACGCGCTGCGCGCTGAGCGGCAACGCGCTGCATGGCGTGGATGCGGCCGGGCTCGGTACCGTGGTGATCGATGGTTGCACGGCCGCGAACAATGCCGGGTGCGGCGTGCGCGTGGAGCCGGGCGCTGCCTGCATGGTGCGCAATAATGCCTGCATTTCGAATGGCACCGGCATCAGCGTCGGGGCATGGAATGCGGGGGCGGCGGGGGCGGTGGCGACGCCGGTGGGCGCAGGCTGCATGGTGATTGGGAATGGCTGCACCGGCAATGCGGGTTGGGGCATCGCGGTGGCGGCCGGCGGCGCCGCGATCAGCGGCAACGCGGTGCAGGCGGGCAGCGGGCCGGGCGCGGGCGGGATATTGGCGCGGCTCGGCGCTTCACGCCTTTGCGGGAATATCGTGCGCGGGGGGGTGACCGGCATCGATGCGCGGGGGTGCTGGGGCAGCCTGATCGCGGAGAACCATGTGTCGGGCGCCGGTGCGGGCCTGACGGTGGGCGGCAGCCAGAACATGCGCGTTTGCGGCAACATCCTGCTGGCGAATGGCTGGGGGATCGTGGTTTCGGCGATCGAACCCGGTTTGTCGTTCGTGCCGACCGGCGCGGTGACGGTGAGCGGCAACTGGATCGGCTTCACGACCGCGCAGGGCGGCGGCATCCAGCTGCTGGATGCTGCGCAGGGCGTGGCCGTGACAGATAACGACATCAATGGCTGGGGCAGCGCCAGCCTGGACCAGGCGCTTTGGCTGCACACGGATGCGGCGGTGGCGCGCGGCAATCGCTGGAACAATCAGGCACGGTTCACGGCGCAGGCCAATGCGGTGGCCGGGCTGGAGGCGCTGGTGGTGCCGGATGTGGCGGACGAGGTGCTGGTGACGAGTGCGCCGGCGCCGATCGCCTCGGTGCTGACGAACCACCAGGCCGATACGCTCGGGCAGATCGTGTTCATCAAGGTGACCGCGGGTGGTGCGGGCTATACGCAGGCGCAAATCGCGATTGCCGGCACCGGCACGGGCGCCGCCGCGACGGCCGTGGTGAGCAACGGATCCCTGTGCTGGATCGTGGTGACCAATCCCGGATCGGGGTACGGGCCGGTCGGCGCTGCGGTGACCGTCACGATCACCGGCGACGGCAGCGGCGCGATGGCCGCGGCCTATGCCGGATTGCCGGTGCTGGAAGGCCGGCGATTGCGGCTGGCCTGCAATTGCCAGATGCAACTCGCGCTTGCGGGATCGAGCCCGCCGCAGACGAGCTGGACCGGGTTTGCCTCGACCGTGCCGGCGTTCGGCGCGGTGGATCTGGAGGGCGTGTTCGGCAGCTGGCGCGCGGTGAATTTCCCGCCGGTGGATTATCTGTCGCCGACCGGCGATGGCGGCGCGATCCTGCAAACTGTCGCGGGCGGCAGCCTGGTGCTGCGGCCGGCGAGCGGCGGCGCGCTGCATATTGCGAGCGGCGCCGAGGCGAGCGGCTGCACGTCGTCGGTCGGGCGCGGCTCGCCGCTGGGGGCAGTGGCGGCGCCGCCAGGATCGGATTTCCGGAACCTCAATGGCGGCCCGGGCAACACCTTCTGGGTGAAGCAGGCCAATACCGACGCGACCGGCTGGATGGCCATCGCCTGACTTCCCGGAGGACGCACGATGCCGACCATTCCGCAATTGCCGGCCGCAACCAGCTCGGGAGCCCAGGACGAATTTCCCGTGAGCCAGGCGGGGATCACGCGATCCGTCACGGTGGCCGAACTGCTGGCCGGGACGCAGCCGGCGATCGAAATCCCGAGCGCGACGCTGCTGGGGCGCGTGTCGCTGGGGCCGGGCGGACCGGAGCCGGTGACGGTGGCGACGGGGCTGGCGCTGCAGAGCGGGGCACTGTCGGCCGATGGCGCGGACCATGCGGGATTCGCGCTGGAGAGCGCGCTCAATCTGAACGATCAGGTCATCGTGAATTCGGGCGGGACGCCATCCCGCGTGCCGATGCCGTTGCTGCGCGGACTGTTCACCGCGGGCACGAACGTGGCGATCAGTGCCGCCGGCACGGTGTCGGCGAGCACGGATGCGTCGGTGACGGGCGAGCTTGCGTCCCTGACGACAGGGCTGAACACGACTGAGGCAAATCTGGCGGCGCTGGCGGCGAAGATCCCGGCGGGCGGCTATGTATCGTTGAATGCGCAGGGCGACATCACGGCGCCGACAGCGGGGCCGGTGACGCTGGGCACGGTGCAGGTCGCCACCGGCGCGCCGAGCCGCACGCTGCAGGCCATGTCGCTGGATACGGTCAACGTGCTGGATTTCGGCGCCGTGGCGGGCGGCGGGGATTGCACCGCCGCCTTCAACGCGGCCTTCGCGGCGCTGCCGAATGCGGGTGGCGAGATCTTCATACCGGCAGGCGATTACCAGCTGGCGAGCAGCCTGGTCTGGGCAGGCAAGCCGTTGACCATACGCGGTGCGGGCAAGGCGATCACGCGGCTGCATTTGCAGCACACCGGTATCGGCTTCGACATTTCGCAGACCGTGCCGACGAACCGCGTGGTGCTGCGGGATTTTTCGGCCTACGCGGAGAATACCGGCGGGCAGACGGCGGCCGTGGCGCGGCTGACCTTTCCGCAGGAGATTTCGTTCGGTTACGTGTCGGGCTTCATCACTGATATCGAGTGCTTCGGCTATCCCAACCCGTCCAGCGGGGCGTCACCGTTTCCGCAGACCTTCCTGCGCGGCTTCGTGCTGAACAATTGCTGGAGCGTGCAGGTCAACAACATCAGCTTCTTCGGCCCGCCAGCGACCGCGGGCGCCACGAGCACCGCCGTGATCGAGGTGAACGGCTCGATCGACACGCGCATCACCGGCCTGCAGGCGTATTACGGCAACGCGGCGGTTCTGCAGACGGGCTATTGCGAAGGCATCTATTTCACCAATCCGCTCGTGGTGGGCACGGATTACCTGTTCAAGCAGACCGATATCACCACCTGGCCCGGTTATGCACCGACCAAGCTGATGCTGCTGGGGCTGTGGGTGGCGAATGGCGAGCTGAATTGCAGCCTGGGCACGGTGCAGGCTGCCGCCGTGGGCAACGGCTTCTTCGTGGGGCTCGACATCACGCGCGAGGGCGGCCCGAATACGCCACAGGTGCTGTTCGACCTGACCAACGTTTCCAGCTTCTTCGTCATGGGCTGCAATTTCATCGGCGGCCCGGCGGGCGGGAACAATCAGGACACGGCTTTCAGGTTCACCAGCACGTTCGATTCATCGGGCAACGTGGTCGGCGGCTCGACCTTCCAGGACATGGCGACGATCCTGAACATCGGCACCGGCAATGCGACGGTGGGGCTCACGACATTCGGGCTCAACCCCTATAACGTGCCGCTGGCGACCGCCATCATCGATAATTCAGCGGCGAGCAACGGCAATCTGGTGACGTTCCAGTCTCCGGCGACGAGCACGGCGCCGTCCGGTGTCGCGAACACCAAGGACCACCTGTTCACCGCGGTGGATGGCTCGCCGCTCTTCCGGATCAATGCGGTGCCGAAGGCGGCGAATTATGTCCGCATCGAACCCGTGACCGCGACCAATCCGCCGACCATCATCTTCGACGGCACGGACGGCACCATCAATGGCGTGATCCAGACCAAGGGCGGGTCGCTGTTCATCAACGCGGCGGGCGGCACGAGCAATAGCGGGAACATGCTGAGCCTGCTGAACGTGCCCGGCTCCACCAACTGGATCGCGATCGGCAACGCCACCGGGCAGAATCTGTGCGAGGTGACGACCAATGCGGGCGGCATCGGCATCCAGCCCAAGGGGGCGCTGTGGCTTTCGCCGGGGACCGGGCTGTTCGCGCCCGGCTTGCCGACCAGCAAGCCCGCCGCCGGCTCCAACCAGATCTGGAACAATGGCGGCGTGCTGAGCATCGCCTGAAGGATGCCGGCCCGATGGATCTCAATCCGCTCTACCAGCAGATGGGTGAGGTGTTGCAGGGCCTGCGGGCGCTCAGCGACACGATCGAGCTGCGCGGCAGCCAGGGCGAAAAGCTGCACGATCTGATGCGCGCCGACATGGCGACGCTGCGGCAGGACCAGCGCGACCTGGAAGAGAAGCTGGATTGCGTGATCTGCGTCATGCAGCACGACCTGGAGAGCCTGCGTACCGGCGCTTCGGCGAGCGGGCGGGCGGTCGAGGAGTTGTTGCGCGTGGTGCAGGAACTGCGCGCGCCGGTTTCGGAAATCGTGGCCTTGCGGTCCCGCGTGGCGGGCGTGGTGCTGGGGCTGGGCGTGCTGGGCAGTGTCGCCATGTGGCTGGCGGAACCGCTGTACCGGTGGATCGTGGAACAGCATTACCTGAAGCAATGAGGGCGGGCGGCTATGCGCGTGATTTCTTTCGGCTTGTTGCCTTGCCTTCTGCTAAGCCCGGCCTGGGCGCAGGCGGGCAATTCCTACGTGACGGGCGACGGCTTGAACCGGTCGCCGGCCGTGACGCTGCACTGCGTCGGCGCCAACAACCTGGCAGTGCCGTGCGGCACGCAGGCGCAGCCGCTGGTGACGACCAGTGCCACGGCGCTGGCGAACGCGGCGACACAGAGCGCAGAGTTGCAGTCGGCGCAGGCACAGGCAGCGAGTTTGGGAACCCCGCAGGACCCGGCCTATACGGGCGGCGCGGGGTCATTGGTGGCGCTGCTGAAAGGCGTGATCGTTTCGCTGAGTAATGGCGTGACGGCAACGCCGGCTGGCGGAACCGTGGTGTCACGCTCGCTTTCGCTGTCGGCCACGACCAGCACGCCGCTTTTCCCGGTCAACGCCGCGCGGCGCTATCTGGCGTTCCAGGTGCCGAGCGGGACATCGGTGTGGGTGAATTTCGTGGGCGGCACGGCGGGACCGGGCGCCACGGACTGCGTGCAACTGAGCGCAGGCACGTTGTACGAAAGCGGGACATTCGTGACCCACGGCGCGGTTTCGATCTATGCGCCGGTCGCCACCACCGTCTCCGCCTGGGAGGGCTAGGATCATGCGCGCATGGATCGCGGCGTGGGCGAGCCTCGCGATGTTCGCAGCGTATTGCGTGCAGCCGGCCCAAGGGTCGGTGACCGCGCCGCAGAGGAGCCTGCGTTGGCTCGACGGGCGGCAGGTCTGGGTGCCGCTCTGCGCGCGGCGGGGCGTGAACGGATCCGCGGCATGGTTCGACAACACGAACACGGCGGTGATGGATCAGCAGGCCTGCATTTCACCCTCCTGGGGGACGGTGACGGCGGTGAAGCTGGTGTTCGCAGCCTTCGACATGCCGCAGCAGGGTGAAGTGGACCGGCCGGTGACGGCGACGGGAACGGCGGCGATCTTCGTGCCCTCGTTGAACACGAACGTGCTGACGAGCGGCAGCGGCGTGGCGGCGGGCTCGTTCGTCATCAATCCGTTTCCCAGCACGCTGCAATCGGCCAATGGCGTGAGCCTGGGCCAGTTCGTCAGCGCGACCTCGACGGGTGGCGTGGCGGGCGGCGCCTATGTGACAGGCATTGCCAACAGCTTCACCGCGGGCAGCGGCAACGTGCCCGGCTCGACCAGCGTGACGCTGAGCGCCGCCACGACGGCCGCCACGACCGCCGGCGAGAAATTCACCTTCAGCGGCCTGTTCACGCCGGTGAAATTCGGCGGCAAGCGCAGCTTCACGATCGAGCCGGCACATGACGTCGTGACGTCCGATCCCGTGGCCGTGACGCTGGCCCCCTCGACATGGTTCCTGGTTCGGACGTCGGCCACGATGTCCGGCACCGGGCTGCAATTGGCCGACATGCCGGGCACCGCGCGGCTGACCGTGACGAGCAACGGGTCGAGCTTCCAGGAATTCGACAGCCGCGGCACGGCGGTGAACGACCAGACCATGACGCCGCTGCAGGTGGCCAATACCGGCGGCGGGTATTGGGGCCCGGTCGCGGTGCTGGCGCTCGTCACACCGAATGCGGGTGCGGTGCCCCCCGGTGCGGTGCTGATCCTGGGTGACAGCATCGCGGCGGGCACGGGCGATGCGGCGGATGCGCTGGGGCTGGAGGGATACATCCAGCGATCGCTCGAAAACAACGTGCCGTTCATTTCCGCGGCGCGGGGATCCACCACGGCTGCCGGGCTGCTGGCGCATGGCGACGGCCAATATGCGCTGTCGATCGACACGGGCATCACCGACGTGATCCTGGAGCCAGGGCGCAACGACATCGAAATCCTTCTGTCGGGCGCATCGGCTCTGAAGAGCACGATCACGGCGGTTGCGGCGCGGTATGCGGGCGCAGGCCGCCGGGCCTGGTGCGTGACGGTGGTGCCGAGCACCTACAGCAACGATGGCTGGATGACGGCGGCCAACCAATCCTTTCCGGCCGCGACGAGCGCGACCGGCACGGCAGCGACCGCAAGCGGCGCGGTGCAGATTGCCCTGACG